TGCAACAAATCATAATGTACTTCGCATAATTGACGGTTATGGTGGGTTGTTATTCCGTGTATAATGAAAACATAGTCAAAAGTAGCTTATGGGTATGCAGCAACAATTGTCATATATAGATGCTCTGCGGCAAGACCCTACTTTACGTGATCGCGTAAGTGCAGTAATTCCAGTAGCAGCACCAGGACCAACTATAGCACCAACTCCAGCAGCATCAGATACACAAGCAGCACTTGCAGGACAACTTAATAGTTCTGGACAAGGAACTCTTCGTACACAATTACAGGAGCAGTCTCAGCGATTAGAGACTCTAAAAGGTGAAGTTTCACAATTACAAGAGCGTATTAAAAAGGGTGCTGCAGAAAATGAACAAGAAGAGGAAGGTGCTAAAAAAGGAGAAAAAGTAGATGTTCCTAAATATTATTATACCCAACGCGAGTTCTGGGGAGGTGCTTCTTTATCCTATATGGTATATACAGCACTTGCATTAATTCCTATTACAGGTCTATTAGGGTTGGATCATATGTATATGAGGTCTCCTGGTACAGGATTGCTGAAGGCAGTCATGAATTTTTTTACACTTGGATTCTGGTATTTTTATGATGTTGTACAAGCTACAACGGACCAAGAATCCGTGACTGAATTTGGCGTATCGATGCCACTGTATGGTCCATCAGGTATAGGCGCAGGGGCTTTCCTAAAAGAAGGAGAAGGTGCGGTTGATAACGGTTCGCCTGGTTCATTTTTACTTTTTGCCCTTGCAACATTTATTGCACCTTTTGGAATTGAATATATATTTGCAGGAGATTGGGGCGGATTTGCTGGTAAATTTATAATGAGTTTCTTGGGGTTGGGGATCATTTATGGTATTATTAATAGTTTAGAGCTATTACAGCATCCTGAGCGGGTGATGTGTCGTGGTACACGACGTTTCTGGCCAGTAACTTGGTTTGCAGAGCCTGTATTTACAGAAACATCATTTGGTAATCGTAATACAGATACTTGCCCAGATATTGATGGAGGAATTGGTGGATGGTTCTCGGGTATTTTTGGGAATTTGCTCAAGAAAGTTCCAATTTTAGGGGATCTTTATGCAGGAGTAACTGGTGCTACATCTGAAGTTGTAAAGCAATTTAAACAAGGAGCCAGTACATTGCAACAAGCTAGAACACTTGTACCACAATTACAAGCAGCTGTTAATCAAGTTAAAAAAGGTGTTGCTGGACATCGTGGTGGCGGTGAAAGTAGCAGTACAAGCAATGACTCCTTTTCCTCTACAATCCTAACATTCACACTTGCTCTTGTTTTCATAGGAGCTGCTTTCTTAAAAGGCAAAGATGTTATGACAGGATTAGCAAATAAGGCAGATGGGCGTTTAGATAATGTTGGTAAATTCATTTGGCGCAAGAAGAATGTCTTCGACCAACCTCCAGCCGCTCCCGAGTCATGAATATTTTGAAAGTCTTCTTATCCGGCAATCTAATATTGAAGCCCCTCTTCAACAGAAGGTAAATCCTCTTGTAATTGTATATTTTACAGCTCGTTGGTGTGGTGCATGCAAGCGTCTAGATATTCCTGCACTTGTAGGAGTGCGCCCAGATTCTCAGTGGTTCATTTGTGATATTGATGCAAATGAATACACACCTGGTTATTGTGGAGTTCGAGCAATTCCTTCTTTCCAAGCAATTAGTCATGGAAAGGCGCAGCCGCTTTTTAGCAGCAGTAATACAACGGAGGTTGCTCGTTGGCTAGGTGGACTACCTCATTAAGGTCTGTAATTAATTCTTGTTATTAACATTTAGAAGATGTCTAATAATGGGAATAAGTCTGAAAGTGAGATGGAGAAGTTGCTACCAAAGGGGCTATTTGATGACAGCCCACGGACTCGACAAGCTGCAGAAGAATCTGCACGCCGCAGGTCTACTGAACGTAAACGTGAGGAGTCTGCACGTCGCAGGTCTACTGAACGTAAACGTGAGGAGTCTGCACGTCGTCGTTCAGCTGTGCGTAGGAAGGCTGCTGCAAATTATGAGGCTGCGGAGGAAGAGCAAGGCTCTATGGTTGCAGCAATGTTTGACCGTGAAATGGATGTAGGTATATTTTTTGATAATGACCCTGCAAAAATTGCCCAAGTTCGTGATTCATGCCGCCTTGGAAATATTACACGTGTTCAGGTTAAGGAATCATATGAAAATCCAAATAAAACAATTAATACCGAGCTATTAGCAGACAAACCTAGGGCAATTGATAAAGACACAAATTTATATTATAAATTACATACTGTTACTAAGTCACCACATATATTTTACGATCGTGTATCGGGTGTACATGAAGAGCATGTAAGAAAATTACATAACTGGGAAAAAGCGACTCGTAAAGCAGAAGATCGATATGCATTTTTTGACTGGGACCGCACACTTTCTATGAATGAAGGTCTTATTTTCCCTCCTCCCATTAAAATTGGTGACTCTATTGTGCAAGCATATGCACGTTATAAGGTTACTGGGGCAGATGTAACTGAAGAAAAAATATATGAAGATATGAGTGAATATTTGGCTGGTGGACGTGAACGTCTTGCAATGTTACGAGAGATGTTCCAGTTTTTACGTGATTCTGGTGTACGTGTTGTTATTCTTACAAATAATGGCTCTTGTGTACTTCCTGATCAAGTTGAATATTTTAAAAAGCTTGTTTATAAGTTTGTGGGATATAAACAAGTTGAGTTTCTTTGTACAAAAAATACTGCAAATCCTGCACAACCATGGATAAAGGGGGATAAAGGTTATGCATTAACAGTGACACGTAAATATATGGAAGCATGTCTGGGTAGACGTGCACAGGGTGGTCGTCGCCAGGGCAATAAAACAAAGAAAAATCGCCAGCGTAATTAGATGGATGGCAGCGCTGCAATCCTTTTTTTGGATAATAACCCCGAAAAGATAAAACATGTTCGCGACTATTGCTCATCCGCAGATACAATTCTTGTTAAAGAAACCCCGCATACTCGCGCAGTAAAGTTATTAGACGGTGTTGGGCTCTCATTAAAAACTACATCAACCGCACTGCATTTGCGTTATAAATCTGCTATTAATGAACACATTGTTTCTCGTATAAAAGACTGGGTTAAAGCACATTCTCAGCAACAAAAATATGTATTATTTGATTGGGGTCGTACATTAATACAATTAAAAGGTGCGTATTTGTCAACCGTGAAGCCGAGCAAATATGAAGCCATTTTAGAGTTTGTATGTGGGGGACGCGATCATGTCATACTTTTACGAACAATGTTTAAATATTTATATGAGCATCATTGTAAAATCTATATATTAACAAATAACAAAAGTTGTATGGCGAATCGTTATAGAGGACTTGTTAGGGCTCTTGCAAAAGTCCCCTTAGAATTTATATGCTCAAATGAAGCCCCTGGGCATGGTAATAAAGGAGTCGCAATGCAGCGTCATAAAACATTTAGACGGTTTTGTAGGAGTGGGAGTGGGAGCGGGAGCGGGAGCAGAAGACGCAGCCGCTATACCATTCCTTCCAAAGGAAGGAATGCTAGTGCTGACATTTATGTCAGCGGTACAAGAAAACGAAGTAATAAGTAATATGATCGTGGCGCCTTCTCGGTCAGTCGATAAACCAGATATATGTATTGTAGGCGGTGGGATTGCGGGACTCTATATGGCTCGTGAAATTCTTAAAGCATCTCCGTCAACTCAATTATTACTATTAGAGAAATACCCAATTATAGGCGGGCGTGTACTTTCATATAAGAAAGATATAGGATCGCAGACTGTATCATGGGAAGCGGGTGCTGGGCGATTATATGAGAAGCATGTGCGTGTGCATAAATTATTGAAGGATTATGGATTGCAGACATATCCATTGAGTCCATCTGCAGATTTTGTATCTGCGAATGGTCGCAGACAGTCAGACAAGTTTGCTGAGCTAGCATCTGCGATTCTGCCGCCACTCGCAGATTTGCCAGTCGCAGATTTGCAGAAACATACTCTTGGTTCATTATGCAGATCTATAATTGGTCCTAAGGAAACAAAGGCTATTTTTGAGAAATTCCCATATTATACGGAGGTGGAGAGTCTGCGAGCAGATGAGGGTCTGCGAGCTTTTATGGGTGTAATGGGTTCGCATGGAGGCTTTTGTGGGATAAAAGGCGGCTTTAGTTCACTTGCACATGCGTTATCTGCGGATGTGCGGATGCGTGGAGGGACAATTTGGCTCGGTGCGGAGCTCGTGGACTGGGCTCGCGGGTCAGAGGGCTTAAAGGTGTCAGTATCCCTAACACACGGCTCGGCTGCTCCTGCGCACCAAGTCCATATATTTCCCAAGAAAATGATTCTTGCACTCCATGCTACTGCTTTGCGAGCATTGCATCGAGCTGCTGCCTGGGCTCCGCTCAAGCATTTAGGTACAGCTCGTTTGCTTCGTATATATGCAGTATTCCCTAAAAATCGTAGCGGTTGTCTGGCTGGTAGTGTATGGTTCAAAGGAATGAATCGTGTTATAACACCTGGAAAACTTCGTTATGTCATACCAATTAATGAAGACCAAGGAACTATTATGATTTCCTACACAGATGGTGCAGATACTAGCGTATTTTGGACAGCTGCAAATAAGGAATCACCCAAACAGTTGACACATTTATTAATGAAGGAGGTTCGCAAGTTATTTGGTACACATATACCAGATCCTATATTTGTAAAAGCACATCCATGGAATACCGGCACAACATATTGGAAACCTGGTCTTTATAATATTGACCAAGTTATTAAGCAAAGTAGGCAATTAGAGGATGATGTATATGTATGCGGTGAATCATTTTCACATGAGCAAGCTTGGATAGAAGGTGCGCTTGAATCAGCAGAAGGATTGCTTGCAGATAAGTTTTCTGGGTTATCTAATAAATGAACGCCCATGCTCTTATTGCCATTTTCCATTTAATTTTCATTGCACCATTTTTCTTCTATATTGCAGTGCAACGCTCAGCTATCCCTAATATTATGTATATGATAATTGCGGGGTTAGCTATTATGCTGTTCTTATATCACGGTTATAAGATGATGGCGCGTTGGAAAGCAAATTCTCCATATGTATGGGTCAATGCATTCCACTTCCTAATTGTCGCCCCACTGCTATTTTACATTGGTTATAATGCAAAGGATACCCCTCGCCCTGCATATGAGCTCCTTGCAATGACCGCTTTTGCCGCCTTCGGCTACCATTTATATAATCTTATAAAATCAATTAATACAATTGATTAAACTTTATAATATAATTATATGT